ATCAAGTCGAGCCAAAGCACTGTGCGTGGGTGCTGGCGCATTTGGCTGGCGCTTATAAAGACGCCATCGTAAACGTTGAAATCACCGGCCCTGGTCGCATGCTGATGATGGAGTGGGACCATCTTCGAGACATGCTCAAGGCCGAACAATTCGCCAAACTCAGTGCCGAGCGTGACTGGGATGATGCCTTGGATAACGCGCGTTGGTTCATCTATCGCCGTGCCGATAGCGGACATGCAGGCGGCGGCGCCTACAACTTCGAGACCAACTGGAAAACCAAGTCCGAAATCATGTTCCAGATGCGTGGCGCTTACATGACGAGCGAACTATCCATCCGCTCCAAGCCGCTGCTGCAGGAGATGCTGGTAGTAGTACAGGACGGCACCGAGATCGGTGCGCCAGAAAGCACAAGCGAGAGCTGCAAGGATGACCGCGTGTTTGCTTGTGCCTTGGCAATCCGCGCATGGATCAACTGGCGTCGTCCCGGCCAGATTGCCAACAATGAGACCTACTCTCGAATCACGGAAGAAGAAGCAGGGCTGTCAAGTGTAGCGACCCGCAGCATGAACAACATCGTCTATCGTTTCTTCAAGCGTAAAGACGAAGAAGACGACATCGAACTACCGCGCGCACCACAATGGAAAATTGATAGGGGATTGGCCTGATGGATACGACGCCGAAATACAAGACTGGTACAGCTATGAAGCTTCCCCAGGAGAGCAAACCAAAGCCGCCTGAGCAGCCTACGCTGACGCAGAGCGAGGAGATCGTAGCAAAGGCGGTCCCCAATGCGTGGCGTGGCATGGAGAGCGCGCCGAAGGACGGTACGTTTCTCTATTTGCTGGGCGATGACGGCCTGGAGAAAGAAGAGCCGAACGTCTGGTACTGGTATCTCACGCGTCAATTCCGCAAAGGCACATGGCAACAGGTTGGCTGGTGGCGCCTGCGCTTTGGCCCCAGTTGCGCACCAAGCTTCACGCCAAAGGGTTGGCGCAGCGTCAAAGAAGGACTGCCCGCGTGACAAAATATAAGCTGACCTTGCGTTGCAATTACTTCCGCCACGGCCCGCACAAGTACAACAAGACGGTCGATGTTGACGAAGATGGTGGCGAGCGCCTGGAGAACATCCCGAACCCGCCATGTCCGCTGTGCAAGCGCATAATCAAAAAGCGCGACGAGGACATGCTATCGAGCGCACCAATCGCCATCACGCCGATGGAAGAATGGATCGAGGACGGCAAGGCGCCCGGCATCATTGGACGCAGCAATTTGGTCAAAGCCATCGACTACACCGCCGAAGTGACCATGAAGGATTTCGGTCTGACCGATCTGCGTGATGCGCGCCAGGGCGAGACAATGGCGCCGAGGCTACCCGGCAATCAGCAGAAAATGGCCGATGCTTTCTTCAACCCAGGCGCAAACCCCGCGCTCGGCCAGAACAATCGCAAGCGCGCCGCGATGGTCCATCGTCTGGGCCAGAAAGCTATCCAGGGTGCGTATCGCAGCCAAGCGTTGGATGTGAAGTCGGTGCTGCCAGACAATCGCGTGGCTCTGCGCAAGACCAGCACCGAGATTGTCAACCAGCCGCCCAAACGCTGATGGGTCGCCGTCCCTTTACAATTCACTTTCCGCTCTCAGAAGACGAGGAAGAGGACAATTTCGAGGAGATGGATTGCCAAGGCGGCAACGTTCTCGAAGACGATGAGCTGGTCGATGACGAGTGGGAAGATGTAGACGACCGCTCCGATGGGGAGGATTAGCCCTTCTTCTTGCCTTTCAGGGCCTCTTCAGGGTGCTTGGCCAGGAACTCAGCCTTCTGCTGGGCGCGGCGCTCGATGCCAGCGATGATCTCCTCCGGGTTCGGCGCATCGACATGCTCGACCACCTGCTCGGCGTCCATGGCGCCGATCTTGAGCAGATCGAAGGCGAGGCTGCGAGCTTCCATCGAGAAGGCGGGCGACGAGCTGTGGCTGTCCACAGTGACGCGGACGTGCTCAGGCAGGTCGGCGAAGGAGAAATCGACCGGCACCTGACCCTTGACCGGGGGGAGGCGGAAGACATTCGGTTCCGCGTCCACCTCGACGCCAGCGGCCTGGGCATCAACCCAAGCGGTCATTTTCTCGGGCACATGGGCGCGGCAGAGATCGAGAGCCAAACCGCCGCAGGCCTCAACATCGCGCTCGATCAGCAGCGCGCGGTCCTTGAAGCGCGGGCTGAACATGCGCACCAGCGTCTCGGCGTGGCCCTGGCTGCGCACGCCAGAGTCGCCATGACCCTTCGCGATGGGCGGCAACCCGCCCATTTCGTCAAACATGCGCTCGTATTCGTGCAGTGAGGCCCACAGAGTTTCCGGGATTTCCGGCGCCATGTTCGCCACGTCGGCAGAAGCGTTGGAATCGTTCCAATGACCACCCGGCTTGTTCAGTTTGGCGAGCACATTCTGGTTCACACCAGCGACGCCACGGAATTTCTTCGGCGGGTTTTCCTGGAGGCGTAGCATCGTGTTGATGCCATTGATGCGCGAGTTGATGGCCTCCTGAAGGAGCGCCACATTGACGATCTCCGAGCGGCCCCAGAAGTAATTGTCCAGTTTGTTCGGACAGAACTCCTGAAAAGGATGGTGGCCGACCAGATCATCATCCTTCTTGCAGGAGATGGGGTTGTACGCCAGGGCGTTGGTGTGGAAGTCCTCGCCCAAGATCAGCATATCGTCGCCGATCTGCTGGAATGTGGTCCAGTCATCCTGCTCATCATCCCACACCCACAGCTCGTCCAGGCGCATGATTGATTGCATGAGCTGCGGCGACAGTTCCGGCGACGTGCCCTGCATCCAGTCCACAATGCCGCGCGTGGCATTGTTGGTCTGCGTGTTACCAGCAGCCTGAAGCGGGTAGAGCCCGCCGATGATGATCTGCTTCATCGCGTTGCCGTCATCGTCCGCCTCACCGCTCTTGGCCGGGCGCATGTAGCGCTTGGCCTTCTTCTCCAGCGCGTCCTTGTTCGGATGGTTCCAGATCAGACGCTTGAACTGATAGGGCGTGATGTACGTGGTGTGGACGAAGGCTTCCATGTCCTTGTCCAGCTTCATACGGTTTTCCTGGAGAACACCCATGTTCTCCGGCTGCACGAGATGCGGAGACAGACCGCTGGTGCCCCAAAGCATCTTCACGAAGGATTTGCCTTTCACGAGCGACCACTGCACGGCCTCGCTGATCAGGGTATCGAGACTGGCGTGGCGAATCTGCTGGTGCAGTTTGGACGAGGAGATGCGGAATTTCGCGGTCTCCAATGCAGTCGGCGTGTCGTACTCGCCGATGTGAAAGCGCAGCGAGACGGGAGAATAGAGCAACGACTCCAGGTCATCGATGTAGGCGAATGTCTTGTTGAAGAGCGCAGCGCTGTCGGGATTTTCGCTGCCGAGCAAGAACAGGTTCTTGTATGCGAGGTAGCGGTTCACGCGAGACTGACGCGAGATCAAGCACTCGCTGACCAGCTCAGAGACGAAGTGTTCGAGGCGCGATTTGGGAATGCGCATTCAATTCAATTCCATTTATGTCGTTGAGTAGTCTGCGCAATTGTGCTTGTGAGTTTCGATAAACGCAATTACGAAAAGAGCACACGGCGCATCAGAGATATTTGTAGGTCTCTCTCATGCAGGTGCCGTCAACACAGAGGAGCTACCCAATGAAGCGTCGTAAGCACAAGCGCAAGTAATTGTCGGGGTGCGTTGAGGATGCGCATTCCACACCCTCCATCGTTGTTTCGCCGTCCTTGACGCACCCTCGCTTTCACCGAGTTCAGAATGCAGCTTCCACAACCCACTCCTGGTTCGCCGATGATGCCCCAGCCCCCGATGGGTGGCACGGGTGCCGCGACCGCGATGCGTCCGCAGATGGGCAACCTCGCTCAGTCGCTGACGATGGTTCACACCGGTCTTGAAGCTCTTCAGAAGTCGCTCGTCGGCCTGCCGATGGGCAGTGAGCTGCATACTGCAGTCCTCAAGGCGATTACCGACATTTCGAAGCGCATGGACAATTCGCAGGGTGACAAGGCCAGTCAGGTCCAGGGCCTCGCGACGATGGCCCGTGACCTTCAGGCCAATCCCCAGCAGGCCGCTATGCAGCGCGCGATGGGTGGCGGTGGCCAGCAGCAACCTCCCGCTATGCCCCAGCCGGGCGCGGGCTGATCAAGGAGTAGAAAATGAGCCGCTTTCCCAAGCCCTACGTCAACAATACCCGCGTGGACCGTGCCCTGATGGAGTACGTGCCCTTCGAGAACACGAGCATTGGCTCGCGCAAATCGGGCACGCCCAAGAACGTCAAGAAAGACGACATGGGCATCGATCACGTCGGCGGCACCGCTGGTGGGAGCAAGTAATCCATGACTGACTCCGTTACCCGCGCTCAGCAGCTTGTGGACAAGCTGTGGGCTGACAAGTCGCCCACAGGCGCCGCTGTGCGCAAGCAGGCGAAGGAGCTGTTCCCGGAGATCACCATCCCCGACGAGCAGGCTGAGCTGGCCGTCGCGCCGCTCCAAGCCAAGCTCGAAAAGACCGAGGCCGACCTGCAGAAGCTGCTGGAGAAGGTCTCCGCGCGTGACAAGGCTGACGATGACATGCGCGCCGAGAGCGCGATGTCGATGAAGCTGCAGAGCGCCCGCAAGAATTTCGGCCTGACCGACGCCGGTTACGACAAGATGGTCGAGCGCATGAAGGAAACCGGCAATTTCAGCGACGCCGAAGCCGCCGCCGCCTATGTCGTCTCGCAGATGCCCAAGCCCGCGCCCTCCAGCAGCCCGTCCTGGCTCCCGGAAGCCGCCAACCTGTTCGGCACGCAGCAGCGCGACGAGCAGTTCGAAGCCCTCCACAAAGACCCGCGCAAGTACATGGACGACCAGTTGCGCGAATTTGCCCGTGATCCCGACGCGTATGTCGCGAGCACGTTCGGCACCAACTAATCGGAGCAAATAACCAATGGCTTTCCCGAATAACCCTGTCGGCCCCGTGACCAACAACGGTCTGGTTCCTGGCGGCGCACTTGGCGCCCAGCTCGCCGCGATTACCCGCCGCGCGTTCGTTCCGAGCGTGTTCGTCCAGATTTATCAGGCCCATCCGCTGCTCTCGTTGCTGATGGCCAATGCGCAGACCGCGCGTGGCGGTATTTCGCAGGTCACCTTCCCGATCCAGGGCGCGTCGTTCGTCCAGTTCAACTGGGGTTCGTTCGCTGGTGACTTCCCGCTGCCGACCGACGCCGCTGCCATCCAGGATGCGCAGTTCAACCTGAAGCTCGGCATGGTGCCGGTCGGCTTCTTCGGCATGGAGGCCATCCTTCAGTCGTCCGAAGTCGTGATCCCCAAGCTGCGTGCCGTCATGTCCGACGCCGCCGTGGTGATCAAACAAGCCTATGCGCAGTCGCTGTACTCCAACAATTACGCGAACACCCAGGCCTGGGACTCGCTCTATCAGGCCTATGACGACGGCACCAACGTGCCGTCCTATGGCGGCATCACCCGCCAGGGCACGCAGTATTGGCAGGGCCAGCTCATCACCAATACGGGCGGCATGGCCACGACACGCGTCGGCATGGCTCAGCTCCTGACCCGCGTCATGAACGGCGCTGGCGGCGAGTCGCCTGACTTCGCGGTCATGAACCCCGCCAACTGGGCTGTTCTCATGGCCGACTTCATGAACCTGGAGATGTTCACCACCAAGCCGCGCTCGATCTACGACAAGGACGACGTGGTGAACGCTGGCTTCCGCGCGATTCGCGTCATGGACACCCCGATCTTCCTCGATCCGTTCTGCCCGGTCGGCGAGATGTATATGATCAACTCGCGCTACCTGTCCCTCTATATGTCGGAATACGCGCCGATGACCTTCTCTGGCTTCGAGAGCCAGATTCCGGTCGGCCAGATTTCCGACATCGGCGTGCTGATCAGCGCGTCCGACCTCTGCTGCGCCAAGCCGTCCTCGGGCGCTCACATCACCGGTATCACTGGCACTGCGTGGCCCAACGTGCCGAATACGCAGCCCGCCGTCATTTAAGGAGAACTTCACATGCCTCTGTATTTCGGCGGTACTGGCGTCACACCTGACCTCCAGGGCCAGTCCACCAATGTCATCACCCTCGCCCCCGGCGAGTGCTACGAGCTGCCGAACAACTGGTTCCAGGTTCGCACGGGTCGTTACACCACGATCCAGGAGTACGACCCGATCATCGCGGCGTACCGCACTCCGGGCGGCGGCTTCACGGGCGGCGGCGTTACCTACACCAAGGGTGATGGCAACAACTATCGTCTGGCCAACCAGACGGGCTGCATCATCGGCGGTCATCTGACCAACGGCGGCACTGGTTACACCTCGGTGCCGGTTGTCACGGCCTCGGCAGGTGGCTCGCTGTGGCGCGCGATTGTCGGCGGTGCGCTGAACACCTCGGTCACCGTGACCAATGGTGGCTCGGGCTACACCTATCCGCCCATCGTTCTGATCGCCGCGCCGCCTCCTGGTGGTATCCAGGCGAGCGGCTACGCTACCCTGTCCGCTGGCGCCGTCAGCGCTGTGACCATCACAGACCAGGGCGCTGGTTATGCCTCGGCCCCCACGATCACGTTCCTGAACGATCCTCGCGAAGGCCTGAACGGCGTTTCGACTGGCGCCAACGCCGCCGCGACTTCCGTCCTGACCGGCTCTGGCACCGTCACAGGCCTGATCTGCATCGACCACGGCAATACGCTCGGCAGCATCACCGCTCTTCCCACCCTGTCCTTCTCGGGCGGCGGCGGCACGGGCGCGGCGGCGACTGCGATCATGTGTTGGTCCATCATCGCCTATACCGTGTCGGCTACCACCACTGGTTCTGGCTATGCCGCGCCGGTCGTGATTTCGGCCTACGGCGGCTATCCGGCTGCGAACCCGGCCTACACCAACGTGACCACCCAGTCGCAGCTTCTGAAGGGCCGCAATGCCCAGATCATCGGCGCTGTGTCGGGCACCACGGTCACGGCCACCGGCCAGACCGTGCTCGATGGCGGTATCTATCCCGGTATCCCCACTGTGTATGCCTTCGGCTTCATCCAGGGCGCTGGCGCCGTCCAGGCCGTCTTCAACACCCCCACTCTGGGTGGCCAGAACGACATCAGCATTCTGCTGACCACGTAATCCTCCCCGCTGAGGAATCCGAGGCTCGCACTTGACTGTGCGGGCCTCGGCCTTTTGAGGAGCGCCCATGGCCACGCTTGGCTGGTATCTCAACGACACCTCGGCCCTCCTTCACGATCAGTCCTACTCTTTCACCTCGCAGGATCAACTCACTCGGTGGATCAACGAAGCGAGGCGTCAAGCGGCGCAGCGCACCGGTTGCATCATGCGCGTGATCCAAGGCCAGTCCGCATTCGGTGCGTCCGCACAGGCGGGAAGTATCATCCCAGGTGGCATGCAGCCCGGAGCGCTTCCTGACAGCGCCCCGAACGCGCAATCTGGCGCGACAACGAACAGCTTCAATACGATCAACGGAGTGGAGCGTTATCCCTATCAAGGCTTCGTGAACCCTGTTCTGCGTGCGCAGCATGCGGGCGTGAAGGCTGTGGTGGACACAATCGCCTGTTCAGTTTGTTGGGGCGGTGGCCCTGGCGGATCGCCTCGTCCGAGTCTTGCGTGGCTCCCATGGGAAGACCTTCAAGCCTATGCACGAGCGTACGCCAATCTGGTCACTTCATATCCGTTCTATTGGAGCGTGCTGAACGACGGTGAAAATGGCGAGCTGTGGCTCTTCCCGACGCCATCACAGGCGATGGAGATCGAGCTGCAGGTATTCTGCGTTCCAAAAGACCTGAACAATGACAGCGATTATGACGCGATCCCGGACGGCTTTGCCAATGCCATCAAGTTCGGCGCCGCAGCGCTCGCCTACATGACATCGCGCCGTTATGGGCAGGCCCAGATCATGATGGACATGTTCAACGACCGTCTTGGCACCGCACGCGTCGCGACTGACATGGGCAAAACGCCCAATTTCTACTACCAGGGCTTCTGATCCATGCACAACAAAGTCGCTTCCACCGTCTCCCTGGCGAAGACGGTGCGGATGGCGCTCGATCATTCAAAGGAGCATTCCGCGCTGCCCACCCGCACGCTTGAGCTGATCCTGAATACCTTCATTGAGCTGGCTGAGCAGGATAATCCTACAGCGCGCAATGTTCAGGGGGCGCATTCCAACTTCGTTGTATCGCGCACAACGGGCGCAGAGGGACGCCGGTAAAATCGGATGTCCTCGCCCGGTAAGCAACAAAAGATGGGACAGTTCGCCGGGAAAGTCGAGCAGTCTCTCGGTATCATTCCTGGCACCAAGCTTTGGTCGCCATTTCCGTTCGCCGGAACAAACCTGCAAGACACACCGCCAGCGATTGATGACAAGGAGTTCTCGTATATCGAGAACTTTTTCCGCATCGGCAATGGTTATCTGCGCACTGCTTGGGATGTTGGCTCCCAGCTCTACACAGCTCCGGACGGCAAAACGATCCTGCCGTATTTTTTCTGGTACAATCTCGGCGAAATCGACTATTGCGCCGTGTTCTTCACAGACGGCACGGCAGTCCAGGTCACGCAGTCGGACGGTTCCATCATTCCAATTTCGGCTGTACCCGGCACCTTCTATACGCCGGGTGGAAACCTCCCGATCTGCTCGCAGTCCGGAACGCAGTACCTTCTGATTGCCAACAACAACAGCTCCAATGATTACTGGATTTGGGACGGCACCAATCTTTTCGGCGCCGGTACACTCAGCCCGTTTGTGAACCTTCTTGGCAGCGGCCAGAATTATAATACGCCACCCACGGTGACCGCGTTTGGCGGTACTGGCAGTGGCGCCACGTTCACTGCGACCGTTGCAGGTGGCAGCGTTACCGGCGTCACAGTCACCGACCCAGGCAGTGGCTATGGTGTGGGAGATGTGGTGCAGCTCCTGTTTTCAGGGGGCGATAGCGACACTTCGCCAGAACTGATCGCGAACCTGAGCAGCGGCAGCGTCGCGGCGATTTCGATCAGCGCGCCTGGAACTGGTTACGCCACTGCGCCAACAGTCAATTTCTCTGGCGGCGGCGGCGGAAGCGGTGCTGCCGCTACAGCTACCGTCTCAGGTCCAGTTACGTCGATCACGCTGGGAGTGGGTGGCAGCGGCTACACCACTGTGCCGTCAGTGGCTTTGACAGGCGGTGGCGGCACAGGAGCCACCGCAACTGCGACCATCGCCACGGGTGCGGTGACAGGCTTTGTGATTACAAACGGCGGCACTGGGTTCACAAGCCCTCCCACCGTCACGATTACGGGCGGCGGCGGTACGGGCGCAACTGGAACAGCAGTCATCAATAAAATGGTGACTTCGGTCGTGGTCACCAGCCAGGGCAGCGGCTACACTACTGCTCCAAGCGTTTCATTTACCGGTGGCGGCGGTTCTGGTGCTGCGGCAACTGCTCTTCTGGTGTCCAGCGGTGTTGCCAGCGTTACTGTGGTAAACGGCGGTTCGGGTTTTACATCCGCGCCGCTGCTCAGTTTTGTCGGCGGTGGTGGTGCCGGGGCATCTGGTATCGCGGTCCTGACTGATACTAGCGTCACGTCAATAAGCATTCTTGCTGGCGGGCAGGGGTATTTCCATCCGCCTACAGTGGTGATCTCTGATCCTACTGGTGGCGTTACAGCAACGGCCACAGCAACGGTGGCTGATGGTCAGATCGTGGCAATTACCGTCACGAATGGCGGTTCTGGCTATGGTGGCGTTCCAGAAATCGTAATTACACCAGACCCTGCGGATACTTTGGCGACCGGCGCCGCGCTTCAAGCGATGCTGGCTCCGACATCTATCGCGACTGTCTTGGTGACGGCCAGCGGTAGTGGATATACCTCGGCGCCCGCCGTCGAGGTGCAGCCCGGCGCTAACCATTCGGCATATGCGACGGTGGAATTGATGCCGTTCGGTGTCAGCGGCAGCGCGCTTGAAACTTTCAATTCGCGCGTGTGGTTGGGCGATCCGTTCCAGGGCGGCGCAATCCCAACCGGTGGCGATTTCATTGTGAGCGCCCCTGGCTCCCTCACAGACTTCGCTACTTCGGATGGTGGCGTGAGCTTCGTTAATTCAGACCGCTTCCTGCGTAAGCGCTACGTAGCCATTCGCCAGTCGAACGGCTATCTCTATTTCTTCGGCGACAGCTCTGTGAGCGTGGTGTCCAATATCACCACCAGCGGCGTTCCTGCCTCAACGACTTTCAACTATCTCAACGTCGATCCTCAGATCGGCGCTGGCTTTCGTGATAGCCTTCAGGACTTCGGACGTACTATCGTGTTTTCGAACGCGACGGGCGTCTATGGTCTGTATGGCGGCGCCGCGACGAAGATTTCCGGCAAATTGGACAGGCTGTTCAATAATGCCATCTTCCCTCCTGATGGACGCGCCCTGCGCCCGTCGTCTGCTGTTGCGACGATATTCAACGTTAAACATCACTTCTTTCTGTTCACAATCACCGATCCAGAGCTTGGTTCTCTTCGGAACGTGATGGTCGCGTGGAATGAGCGCGAATGGACAATCGTGTCGCAGACCCCCAGTCTGACGTACATCGGAACGCAAGAAGTCGAAAGCAAGCTTTACGCTTGGGGCACGGACGGGTCCAAGCTGTACCAGCTCTTCGAGCAGCCTTCGGCATCGCTCACCAAGCGTTTGACAACAAAGTATTACGGCACAGAATCGCTGCTGATCCTGAAGGACTTCCTGAATCTCTATCTCCAGGCGCAGGACTTCAGCACAGGCAATTCCGGCATCACTATGAATGTCGAAATGGTCGCCTCCGGGATCGCGGTTCAGCCCACCGAGCCCGGCGCCCGCTTCGACAACGACAGCGTGGCAGACACGGTGTTCAATTCGAACACTTTCGCGCACATGCTGTATCAACAGCCGGTTTTCAATGCACCGATGCCATACTGGCCCGTCTGGGGCACCGGTACGGGCGGGCTTTCTTTCAATACCCTTGGCGTTCGCTTCACCACCCAATCGCCCGATTTCGGGCTGGCGAACTTGGTGATCGCATACCAGGACAACACGGCGTACCAGTAAGGAGACGAGCTATGGCTCAACGTGAGATCAAAATGGGCCGTCAGTACAAGCCCAAGAGTATGGACTTCGAAAGTCTGATCGGCTTTGGCCAGCATCCGAAGGGCTTCACTGCGCAGACGGCCAACGGCACCGCCAAGACGGGCAATTGCCCCGGCTGGAACAAGCAATACAAATATGAGATGCCGGAAGTCGCAGCCGAGGGCGTCTGGGCGAATGCCAATCGCTCTGGCGAATGATCGTCACGCTTCTAAACGCGCCGAAGTCTGCAGAAGATTGGGCGCGTTGGTCTTTCCATCATCGCGCATCGCATCAGGCAATTGTGCAGGCGTTGAAGACGCAGAAGAACGTCGAAGTGCCACTCTATATCTTGGACCCGATTGATCTGAGCCAGCCCAAGTTGTTCCTTGAAGCGAACCAGCAGATGCACCAAGACATGGACAATGCCTTGGGCAGTCAGAGCAGCGATCTCGAAGATGTGGATGTGAATGACGCTCGCCAGCTCCAGTCGTGGATTTACACCCACTGGCTGGAGCATCAGGCGGCAGAGGCGGCGCTTGGTATAAGCTCGTAATCAGCCGCTGCTGTGGCCACTGTAGCCCTTGAGAAGCATGCAGGCTTCGATATTGCGATTGATCTGAAACGGATCGGCATCAGGGTTTGATGCATCTGCAGATGCAACGAGACCGCCGATGGCACCGCCTACGGCGTTACCCAAAATACGAGCGGGCGTGTTGATCGCGTGATGGTAACGGCCTTCGGCTTCCAGGCGGCAGCTATCGAGATCGGCCTTCATGGCCTGGGGTGATCCGGGACCACCGGAAATGACCATGTAGTTGTGAACGGCGCAGCCAGACAGGCTGCAGGCAATTAGAAGAGCAACAAACCTCATCAAGTCCTCCATCAAATAAAGCGGGATTCTACGCGGTGTGCGCGTCCCGTACAACGGGGGTTTAAGCCGTGGAAATTCAACGAGTTTTCGACGCCGAGAAGATCAACGCCGTCCTTAACCACCCTTCTGTTCGTCCTGATATTGCCGAAGTCATGACTGGCCCAATCGATGTCAGCGCCGGGGTGACTGACACAAAAAACGTCCTTCTAATGGGCGAATACGGCGGCTGTTTCTGCGTACACGTCATGCCCGGCGTATACGAAGTTCATACACAATCTCTGCCAGAGGGCAGGGGTAGATGGATCGCCGATTTCGTCCGCGCTGCTAGCGACTGGATGTTCACGCGCACGGACGCTTATGAGATTGTCACCAGGATACCGGTGAAACACCGTGCAGCTCGAATGCTCTCTCGTTACGCGGGCATGAAATACGAAATGACAAGGCCAAATGAGTGTCGTTGGCGCGGTGAACTTCAAGGTTGCGACATCTATAGCTTCCGCATCCAGGACTGGGCGATCAATGCTCGCGCTTTTTATCAATCTGGCGCCGAGTTTCATGACTTCCTGCATGCAGAAGCAGAACGGCTCGGTGTGACCGAGCCGCCGCACGACACGGACCTGAACCACAACCTCTATGTCGGCATCTGCCTCGCGATGATGGAAGCCGGTCAGGTAAACAAGGCGCTGAATTTCTACAATCGATGGGCGCTGATGGTCCGTCACCCCATCATTCAACTCGTCAGCACATCGCCCGTGACGGTGCGCTTTGACATCGGAAATCTCATCTTTGAAAACGGCGCACGTCGCGTCGAACTATTGGATATGGCAGCATGAAGCACGCTTTTGACATCGACGCGCTTGGCTTCGCTCCCCAGCGCTGGTCGCGTTACTGTTCCTTCGGCATTGGCGAGGCCATCGCTGGCATTACCGCTGCTCTGTCCAGCGGCATCGGCGCGGGTGCGACAGCTCTGGGTATCGGTGAGAGCACCGCAGGCATCATTGGCGGTATTGGTGCCGGGGCGCTCGAAGGGTCCGCGCTCGGCACTGCGCAGGCTGCGATCACTGGGCAAGACCTCGGCAAGGGCGCGCTCGGCGGCGCCATTTCGGGCGGCGTTCTGTCTGGAGCTGGTGGCCCGCTGGGCAATGTTCTCGGTAGCTCGACTGCGGGTAACGTGCTGGCAGGCGCCGCTGGCGGTACGCTCGGCAATGCTGCGACGGGCCGCGACTTGGGCCAGGGCGCTCTTGGTGGTGCGATCTCTGGCGGCATCTCCAGCGCGCTTGCATCTCCCAAGGCTGGCGCTGCGGGTGCTGGCGGTCCCGGCGCCGCCGCTGGGGCGGCACCGTCGTCCGTTGCTGCTTCTGGTCCCGATCTCACAGGCATCGAAACTGTAACATCGACGGCTCCACGACTTGGCGGCGACATCAACCTCGGTGGCTTGGCTGGCGGTCTTGGCGGCGGCGGCAATCAGGCGGTCGGCCAGCAGAAGGGCGATCAACCCGGTTCCGGCGTTCTGTCTTCGAACGCACCCGGTGGTCAGCTCACAAGCGCTGGTGCTGCCAGCAGCGTCCCGTCGAATGTCAGCGGCGTGAAGGCCGACACACAAATTGGTGCTGGTGCGGCTTCGGCTGCTCCCGCCGCCGCTGGTCCTGCAGCGGCGCCTGCGACGCAGGTGGGAACCGGCGCTGAAACCAGCTTCGACAAATTCCTGGACAATCCAAGCCTGTCGTCAGGCTTCAACGTCCTGAAGCAAAATCCGCTCGAAGCCCTCGGTGCCGGTGCGCTTGGTTTCGACCTTCTGTCCGGAAACCAGCAGCCCGCAGGCTCTCAGCAGCTCAACACCTTGGCCAACCAGGACATCGCGAGCGGCCACCAGCTTCAGAGTTACCTGACCAGCGGAGCATTGCCCCCCGGCATGCAGGCGAGCCTCAATACGGCCAACAGCGCTGCGAATGCGGCCATCCGTCAGAAGTATGCCAATATGGGCATGTCTGGGTCGTCTGCGGAAGCGCAGGACTTGGCCAACGTGCAGCAACAGTCGGCTGCTCAGGCGGGCACCCTGGCCACACAGCTCTTCCAAGCCGGTACGCAACAGTCTCAGCTCGGCCAGCAGCTCTACGAGGAGCTGATGAAGGTCAACATGGAACAGGATCAGGGCTTGTCTAGCAGCATTGGAAACTTCGTCTCGGCTTTCGCTGGCATGGGCCGTCCGATCCAGATCAACACCGGCACTGCTCAGTAAGGGGTAAATCATGGCCGCTGCTGCGCTCCAGGCTCCTCCTTCTCCACTGATCCCACCGAACCCTGCTGCCAATCCCATGGCGCCCGCGATGCCGGTGGAGACCGTCACGTCATCTGCCGACAAAGGCCCCAAGCCTTACAGCCAGGGCGAGTTGAAGCAGAAGAATGACACTCTGGAAGACAAGCTTGACGCCATCAATTCTTCGACCGGTGCGCTCCAACCCCCCAAGTTCGATGTGCCAGGACCGCCTGAGCCAAAACACACTGACCCGTCTCAGGTCTGGGGTTCGGCTGCGATGGTATTGGCCGCTGCTGGATCGATGCTCTCGCGTCAGCATCTCACTACGGCCATGAACGCGATGGCGGGCGTGATGAAGGCCGCAAAAGCGAACGATATGGAGCAGGCCCAACAGGATTTTGAGCGATGGAAGGCTTCCAGTGAACTGGCCATCAAGCAGCAGAATTTCCAGATGGAAGCCTATAAGGCAGCTCTGGCAAAGGCGAACACGGACAGCCGCACCGCGATTGCCGAGTTCACCGCCTACGCTCACGCCTTTGGCGACAACACCGCCGTCGAACTGGGAAAGCAGAGGAATACTCAAGCCCTGGAACGGCTTATGATTGACCGCCAGCGTCTGACCAATCAGATGCAGGCCAACATGCCCAAGATCATCCAGGGCGCGGAGTTCGTGCAGGCTTACAAGTCGCCCGAGTTCCAGGCGAAGATGCAGGCCGAGCCTGATCCCCAGAAGAAGATGGCAATGGTCGTCGGCCTTCAGGGTGGTCTCACGCCCGAAGCGCTCGACATGCTTTCGGATCAGACGATTGCCTCCGGTTCGCTCCCGACCGGTTTCGCGCGCAGTGCGGGCGGTCAGGCGGCTATCGCGAACATGGTGGGGGCGAAGCTCAAAGAGAAGAACCTCACGGGCGCAGACTTGGCCGCGCGCAAAGCCACCTACCAAGGCCTCACGGCCAGCATGCGCACGCTGGGTAATACCTCGGCTCGTATTGGCCTTGGCGTCAGTGAACTGAAAAACCTGGAACCGCAGGTGCGCAAGGCATCCGACGAACTGAAGCGCTCTGGCTATCCTTCGCTCAATGCCGCGATCCAAGCTGGGCAGCGCGAAAGCGGTAATGCGGAACTGCGCAATCTTGCAGTGCGCCTCCAGGGTCTGAAGTCGGCGTTTTCACAGGTTCTCACCCGTGGCGGCGTTCCCACCGACAGCGCTCGCGCCACGACCGACGAGCTGTTCAGCACAAAAGACCCGAACAATGTTCTGGAAGCGTCGTTGGCTGCGATGAATGACGAGGCTTCCGCCATCGAAAAGGCTCCTGGCGACGTTCGTCAGTCTCTGGAAAAGAACTTCGGCGGCACAGGCGGCAAGAAGAACAAATACCTTTCGCCCGATTCCGTAAAGAATGCCGTCAAATCCGGCAAAATCACTGCCGAAGAGGGCATGCAAATCCTCCAAGACGACTTCGGGTTCGACAAGTAATGCCCAACAGCGCTGCTGCCTTCTTGGCCGATACCGCGCCAGCGAAGACGGCTGCGCCCTCGGCACCTGGCGGCAAGCAGTCCGCAGCATCCTTCCTTCAGGATGTGGCGCCGCCCGCCGCCGCGCCCAAAGCCGACAAGGGCTTCAACCTGGGCGACGCCGCAATTGGCACTCTCGACGCTGGCATGGACAAATTCACCGGCTCGATGACCGGCGCGTTCCACCAGCTCAAAGACGACTGGATCAAGAGCCAAGGCGCTCTGGGTTCTCCCGAAGCGCTGAAGAAGTGGGGTCAGTCCGGGCTCTGGGATCGCCTGAAGCAGGGCTTCGATGCCCAGGTTGCGGCTGGCAAAGTACCACTCGATGCCTTCAACTTGGTGATCTCTCCGCTGACCGGCGCCTTGCGCGCTGGCATCGCCGGTCCAGTCGCTGCTGGCGTCCATAAGGCTTTGCCCGGTTCCAAGGAAATGGAGCAGCAGGGCAAGCTGCCTTCAGCCGAAGAAGGCGTCATGGAGGGTCTGTCACTCGCCATGCCCGAAAAGGGTCCGGGTGGTGCCGCCATCCCGCCCGTCGCTGGTCCGAAGAAGCCGCAGTCCACCTTCGCGCACATCGTCAGCCGTCCCTTTCAGACCCCGGAAGAGTTTGCTCAGGGCTATGCCAAGCGCGCCCTGAACAAGGGTGGCGTCACCAAGGAAGCCGCCGTAGAGAAGGTCAGTAAGCCCGGCCAGACGATCTCCGACTTGGGTGATACCGCCATGGTGCAGGCCGGTGAACAGGCTGCGATGAGCGGCGAAGGCCGTCGCCTCGGCGCAGCCCTGCATTTCGATGACCGCCTTAAAGGCCGTCGCGCCCGTGTGGCTGAAGCCGTGAACAGCATGGTCACCGACAAGAATATGTATGAGTTCCTGGGCGAGTTGGACCAGAACCGCAAGACGCACGCTGGCCCGCTCTATAAAGAAGCGTGGAAGGGCGGATCGACAGCGCCTCTGAAGTCGCACTTGGAAGGCGATTACGCCACCAACACGGAAGCCCATATGGCGGCTGTGAAGCGCGCCATGGAGCTGGACCAGGATAAGCCGCATCCCGCCGTCGAGGCCGCCACCAAGGAGGCCAAGGAGGCGGAAGCCGCCCTGCAGCGTGCCAAGGATCGAGTGAATTTCGCGCAAAAAGCGACATGGGATCATGCGGGAACGACAGTCAACGAGGGCGCCTGGAAGGCCCGTGAGGAAGCCCAGGCGAAGCACGACAGCGCCCAAGAGCATCTGAAGGTTGTCACAGAGTCCTCCATGCGGCGTCTCGCCGAAGATCGGGCGGCGGCAAAGAAGGCTGTCGAAGATGCTCATACCAAGCGCATGACGAGCCTGGAGCGGATGCAGCAGGCTCAGAACGACGAGCTGGAAGGCAAGAAGGGCGGCTTGTGGTCGCCGCGTCTGCAGCAGTTCCTCGATGATGACATTATGAAGCCCGGTATTTCGCGCGGCCTGGAAATTCAGCGCCTGGAAGCCCTGAAGGATGGCGAGCCCTTTGATCCGAAGGAGTTTGCAATCACAGGCGAAAAGGACGGCGAGCCCGTCGTCGGCAAGGTGCCGAACTTGCGTCTGCTTGATGCAGCCAAGCGCGGCTTGGACGCGATGATTGCCGACGAGCGTCATCCCCAGACGCATGAGCTGAGCCAGCGCGGCGGCGCCATCGAAGGCGTTCGCAAGGAGTTCGTGAAACATCTCGATGAACTAACAGCGGATAATCCCGCCTACAAAGCAGCGCGAGCTGCCTGGGCAGGCCCGTCGCAGGTGATGGACTCGGTGCGCGAAGGCATGAAATTCGCCAAGCAGGCGCCGGAAGAGATCAAGAAGGCAATGGCTGGTCTCTCGGAACACGAGAAGGAGGGCCGTAAGATCGGCGTCGCGCGCTACATCGCCGATGAAGTGTCGGACCCCGCTGGCGCCCTTCGCATGGCCAAAAAGATCGTCAATGACGACTATTTCCAGCGCCAGCTCAAGGCCGAGCTGGGCGAAGAGATGTTCGCCAACATGCATGAAATGGCTGAGCGCGAAGTCGAGTGGCAGGAGCGCGGTTCCCAAGTCATGGGCGGTTCCCAGACCGCGCGACGCAACGAAGCTGGCAAAGAGTTCGAAGAAATCGCGCCGATCCTGGATGATATGATCACCAGCGCCCGTCATGGCATGACCGGCATTGCTGCATCGGGGACGCGGCAGGTCAGCCGTGTGGTGACGAGCTGGATCGGCAACAAAATTCAAGGTCTGTCACAAGCCCGCCGTGATGCGCTCGCCAAGCTGCTGTTCTCCACCGACAAGGAAGACAATCTGCGTGCGCTCGAACTTCTTTATGACGAAGGCCATGTTAGCGCGCCGAGCTATCCTAAGAGCAAGACGTTCATGCCACTCGCCGCTGCGGCTGGCGCAGATCAGCAGCAGGACCAACAGCAGTGATTGAGAAGACATCCAAGACGCTCATGAACAATCTGGACGCAGCTGCGTCCGCGTTGCTCAAGCGTCATTTCCCAGATCAGGTTCCCGAAGGTATGCCGGAGAGCGACCCGGAAATTCAGATCAAAGCATTCTCGGCAGTCGTGAACTATTACGGCCCGCGAACAAAACTCGGCGGCAAAGAAGAGGAGAATAAACGCAGTGATTTCGACCGACTCAAAGGACAACTCCATGGAAGTGGAAAGGCTCGCCGCCGTGCCGGTGCGCCCGAAAGTGGTGCAAATGGTGCCTCCAGCGCCGCAGTTGAGCCTGCCGGAAACGCCTGAGACGCGTGTTGTCGCGCCAGTTATCATCCAGCGCGAAGAGGTGTCGGAAGTTCTCCTGGCAGCGTTCGCCGCGATGGGCTTCGCCATGTCGGCGCGGTTTCTTCTGTTCTTGAGCCTCCTGGGTGCCTTCGCTCTGGCAGTTATGGCCATGTTGGAGCCGACCAACCCAAAGCTGATCGTGCTGGGCATGTATGGGATTCTGACAACGCTTCCGCTGGTTGCTCTGGAAGTCGTCGCCAAGCGCGGAAAGGAATAATCCATGGACTTGAAGACAGCCAAGGGTTTCGCGTTCCTGACGACTATGGGTCGGGTGACCACAAACGTGCCGCGCTTCTTCGCTGCAGCTAAGGCCACTGGCATGACTGTGCCGGGCTATTTGGTGGTTGACGAGGGTGATTACGCCAAGAATGTCGTGGCCTATGACGCACTTGATCTGCCAGAAAACTGGACAATTCACACAGTGAAGGGCGGCTCCTGCGCCCAGGCCACCGAAGAAGCCTATAGCGATCTGATGAAGCATGACACTGACTACGTGATCTGGCTCACGGACGATCTGGTGCCCGAGACAACGCAGTGGGATCAGCGAGTAGTCGAAGCCCTGAAGGGCTGGAACATGGTCAGCACCGATGATGGCTTCGATGCACCAAACAAATTCAACGGTGCCGTCGCTTGGAGTGGCGATCTGCTCCGAGCAGTCGGCTATCTATACCCGGAAGGCTGCAGGCACTTCTATATCGATACGATGTGGGAGGAGATGGCCAAGCTCCTGAATAACTGGACTTGCCTGATGGATGTCATGGTTCGTCATGTCCATCACACCCGCAATCCGGGCATTGCCGACAAGACCACGGATCACACCCGCAGTTTCTGGGATATTGATGAACCCGCGTTTATGCGGTGGAAAAACAACGAGAAGCTTTCTGCGGCCAATCGCATCGGTCAGCTCATGCTGGACTATAAGGTCACCACACCGCTGCCTGATCTGAACGGTATCCGCCTGATGATCGCCACGCCTACCGGCAGCGGAAAATACGACCGCCAGTATATGGGCAGCATGTTCCAGACTTTCGAAATTCTTCGCCAGTGTGGTGCGCAGGTCAACTTCGCCGAAATCCCGTTCTGCTCCGATGTGGCGCTTGCTCGCGCTAAAATCTTCGGACAGTTCGTTCGCTCTGACTCCACCCATCTGCTGTCCATCGATGATGACATGGGTTGGAACCCCCAGGATGTCGTGAAGCTGCTCGCTCACAAGCGAGACTTCGTGGCCGCAGCCGGGCCGCGTAAGGTTTTTCCGCCTTCGTTTGCCGTTCAAAACGTCACCGATCTCGGCCACCCGCTTCCGCTCACATTCGACACTGCTGGGCTGATCGAAGCGACTGACATTGGCGGCGCTTTCACCATGATCACGATGGCCTGCGCACTTCGGGTCCGCGACGCCTACCCCGAACTGGCCTTTGCTGGTGATGATGGCCGTGTTGAATACGCGGTCTATAATCCGGTTGTGGTCGCCAGACGCTACAAGTCGGAAGACTTCGCCTTCTGTCATCGTTGGCGTGCGGTTGGCGGGAAGATTTACGTCGATCCATACATCTCTTTGCAGCACGTCGGCACGCACGTTTGGCAAGGTGACTGGATGAGCCACCTTATGGCGATGCCAGTTCAGCAGGACGCCGCCGTCGCCGCGTAATCGGCATCCAACCATTAAGGATTATTGAAATGAAACTCGTCGGAGCTGGCGATCAGCACAAGCGCGACTTCACGTATTGGGCTGACGGCAGCATTGCGTCCATCACGTTGCCACAGCTCGTACTGCCCGAACACACCTCTCGTTCCTCGCTGTTTTTCCAAAACACGTCGTCAGCGATCATGTGGATTGGCATGGGTAGCGCCCGCGCGACCTGCTCGCTCACGAGTGGTGTTGTCACTTCGGTGACGATCACAAATGGTGGTTTCAATTTCACAAAGCCCCCGATTGTCCATTTCCTCGGCGGCGCCGTCGCCCCGGCCTTCGGGCAGCATCCGGCGAACACGTCATATGTCGGTGCCGCAGGTCCAGGCTTTCCGTCTCCCCAAAGCCCGGCCAGGGGCCGTGCAGTGCTCACGGGCAGCGCTGTCACGAGCGTCGCCATCGACAACGGCGGTTCGAGCTACGTCGCCACGCCTTATGTCTTCATGCAGAACAGCGATCTCGATCCCAACGGTTGCTTCGATCCTTCCGCAACGCAGTCGGGCGTCGCTGGTTCCGGCTTTCAGCTCTATCCCGGTCAGTCGATGACATGGAACGGCACCGTCATGACCACGGATGCACTTGCCGTCTTTTGCGCAACCCTGAACTCGACCTTCTCCTGCGGGTGGACCACATGATCAAACGCGTTCTTCTTTCTGCCTCCCTCTTGGTGGCAACTCCTGCGCTCGCCCAGCAGGGCGGTGGCGTTGTCGTCTTCCCGCCGATCACAGCAGGGCATTGTGCATCCTGGCGCTCGCTGAACATCTTGCAGGACGCTGGCGCAGCGTGCGGCAGCGGTTCTGGAACGGTCACTTCTGTCACGGGCACCGCCAATCAGATCAGTGTCGCGAATGGCACGACAACGCCGGTAGTGTCCGTCCCCACGACGTTCATCGCTCCCGGCACTTTGGCCGCGACAAGCGGCGCGTTCGGAGGCGCCACCATTGGCACCGACGCCCTCGGGGTGACTGGGACAGCAACGATCAGTGGGGCGGTTTCTGTGGCGAGCCTCAATGCCGCCACAGGTCGCTTGCGTGCGCAAGGATCGACCGCTTTTGCTACCGGCGCCGGAATTGAGATTTTGTACTCTGCCGGTCTTGGTCAGATTTTTTCCTTCGACCATGCAGCAAGCTATCTCGACACTGGTATTTACGGCTCGACTGCTGGCACCGGGCTTCGGATCGGGATCAACGGAATTGACATGTCCTTCTTTACTCCGAACCGTCATTGGGAGGACACGCAGTCCACGCCGACCGTGACTTCAGGTGCAGTCGATTGTGGGACGACCCCCGCAATCGCAGGCACCGATAACGAAGGTCGAGTAACCGTGGGTTCGAGCACGAACGGTGGCAAATGCACTGTCTCCTTCGCTCGCGCTTGGACAAACCCTCCGATTTGCATGGTCGCAGATGAAACCACCGGAGTGCTGGTTAGACCGGCGAATGTGACAACCGGAAAAGTAGAAATCACAGGGGTTATCGTGGCGGGCGACAAGCTGACGTTCCTTTGCCGTGGTTATCAGTAAGAAATTCGAGGCCATCAGCCTACCGGCCAATCTCAAGGACGCCGCAGAAATAATTCGCGCGTCAGACGCCGATCAAAGATTGATCTAGGCAAAACTCCCAGACCTACGAGGATTAAATATGTCCGCTCCACAACTCGCCGCCCAAATCCAGGGGCAGGCGTCGGTCAGTGCTGACAACCTGAACACATATGAACAGACGTGCGACAACCTCAGTCAGCTCGCTGCATTTGTCGGGTTGCCTGGAATACAGGTCTTTGTTCGCGGCTTCAGTGTTCCGGGAGACGGCGGTCAAGGCGTGTTCTACTGGGCGGTCGGCAATTATACAAACGACGGCGTGAACACCATTGTTCCTTCGGGTGCCGCATCTGGTGCTTGGCTGCGACTTTATTTGAATGCAGTCGTACCGATCTCGTCACTCGTCACGGTGAGCGGAACAACAATTCAGAAGGGCCAGTGGTTCGTTCCAATCGACAACACCACCGGAGCGGCATTCACGATCAATATGCCGCTCGCCCCTGCAAACGGTGAAACTCACACCATCAAAGACTGGCTTGGTAACGCAAGCACACACACCATCACAATCTTTGGGAATGGTTCTCCCATCGATGGTGCCACAAGCTTTGTGATGGATCGCGATTATCAGTCAGTGAGTCTGACGTATGCCTTCGGCAAGTGGGGCGTCTGGTAAATGTCTTATAATCCTTACAGCATCGTCCAGCCACGTTTCACGCCGCTGGCGAAGCCATATCCATCCGTTAGCTGGGTTACGCCGGGGGCGTTCGGCGCGGTTGGTGATGGTGTTACGGACGACACCGCCGCCATCCAAGCGGCGATCTCCTTGGGCTATAGCATCGACTTCGGATCAAATACCTATCGAATCGCGACTGGCCCTCTCGTCTTTGATCAACCGGACGTTTATTATTTTTGTCAATCTGCAACACTTTTGTTTGATGGCACCACGGGACGAACCCGTCTTGCGGACATCACGGCGTCTGGCGTTACATTCGACGGCAACTTTATTTTCGACGGCAATAACAAGCAGGTTTATGGCTCGCTCGTTGCTCTTTGGGCGAACGTCAAAAATTGCACGATGTACGGCCCGACGTTCCAAAACATCATGGGTACGCACGTTAGCGCAGTCCAGGATACCGCTTCCAATTGTCAATACGGTCTCTCGATCAATCCGTATGGCTGTTCGAATTTTGCGCTCATCTCGCCTCGTTTCATCAGCATTCACAATGATAACTCTGGTGTGAATGTCTCCCCTCTTGAGGGCGGCGGCTTTTGCGGTGGCATTTTCTTCTACCCCGAGACGTTCCCCGGACCTATTCCAACCACAGATAATGCGAGTGATCCATCCAGCGGTACAATTGTTGGCCTATATATGGAAAACATCTCCACGATTTTGCTCAATGGTCTTGGCCGCAATGACCAGATCAACCTGCAAGATGCAGATGGCATTCGGAGTGTTGGCGAATATACGACTGGGATTTCGCGCCTCCCAGTGACAATCCATGGGGTGGAATGCCGCAATGTTGCAAAGCGTTGCGTTAAAATCTCTGGCACCAATGAGATGAAAATTTTTGGCGTCACCGTCTACGCAGGCGCAGACATGCAGTATCAAATGGTTACTGCGATGAAGCTGGACGGCTATTATACCGAGCTGGTTGGATTTAACGCTTATGCCACATCTGGCATGCCTATCCGTCAAATCATCCAGACGCATGACGCGAATTTTGTCTCCGTCAGGGATGCCCATGCGAACTTCTGTGAAGTCTTTTGGGACTTTGCACCGTCAAACCCAAGCGGTGAATTGGTAGGCTACTATCTCTCCCACATCACCTGCGACAGCGTTTCAGATACGGGTCTGGCGACTAGCACATCCATCAACGCAATTACACAGTGTACGATTGACACTCTGTATCTCGTGGCGGCGGCTGGGACGCACGGCATCAATGCACTCTCGTTTGTTGGCTCTTCTGGAAAGACTAATATCGACATTTATAATGCCAGAATCATTGGCGGTGACATTCGACTTGCCGGAAGTGGCTGGTCCTTGAGCGGCTATCAAGAAATCAATGACGCTAATTATGCTGGTAATACTCCAACCGCTGCGCTGCTCGGTATCGGTGATACGCCGGGGGCAAGTCACAATGAAAGCCTCCTTCATGACTTCACGCTGAACGTCGTGGCACTGCCAGACGGCTATTTCAGCGTCTCGCGTCCCAACGCTGTGGCAATCAGTGGCGATCACGTAACCATTCAAAACACGTCCTGGACATGGCCCACCGGGTTGACGATCAGTTTCTTCTGGTTGACGGCCTATGGCTTCGATCAAACCATCGATGACTTCCGTTGGTTTGGCGTCGGCGGTGTGAAGTTGGCCGATGGCTTCAGCGGCGCGTTCGGGCCTTATACCGGTCTCCGTTATAACAACATGGCCCGACTGGTAACCGCCAACGGCGGAGCCAATGCAGAATTTCTTTGGCTCTACGCTGGACAGAATGGCGTCGTCACAAATACTGATGACATCATGACGAACACAGCGGGCGTCATCAGTGTGCAAGGCGGAAGCGCGGGCGGTAAAACCTACGCTTGGATTATCAATGGACTGACTTATGTCGCCGCAGGCGGACCTGTTTCAGGTCCAAGCGTGGCCCTCGCCAAAGTGATCAACGACCAAACTTACTAACAATAAGGAGATTTCAATGTTTCAGGGCTGGAAAACTCTCATCTTCTCGGCTGCGGTGGCGCTTGTTGGCGTTGCTCAGGCTGCTGACTGGACGAACCTGCTTGGCTCGGCCAACGCCGGTTACGCCATTACCGCCATTGGCGTGATCGGCGCCGTGCTGCGCCTGTTCACCAACACGCCGGTCGGCACCAAGTCGTAATGAGCTGGATCGCTTTCGTCACCACCTGCATCTCTATCGTTTCTGCAATCGTGTCTTATCTAAAAGATCAGCAGGCAATAGAGTCGGGGGTGGCGGAAGCCGTAGCCGCTCACCTGCAGGGGGCGTTGGATGAACTCAAGAACGCCAACAAAGCGCGCTCTGACGTGGATGCTCGGACTTCTGGTCCCGATGCTACTGAACGGTTGCGCGACGATCCCGCCAACCTCTATCGCGACTGACGGTCATGCCGATTGGTGCGATATTATGTCAGCGCTCGGCGCACCCATCCGGTTGTCCAAGTCAGATGTTCTGACCGAAGGCACCCATAGGACGATCCTCAGAATAAACGAATACGGTATCAGGCAGTGCCATTGGAAATGAGCTTTTTGAAGGACATGGCAGACATCGCCGCCAATCTTATCCCCCCACATGATGCAGACGCGGAAAAAATCTGGCGTTGGCGCGTTTATCTCATAGGAGTCGTTTTCGCCATGGCTGCTACGATTGGAACTCACATCGCACTCGCGTGCGGATTTCTGCCCGCGATCTTTCCTGGATTTGCCAGTGCCGCCGAGGTGACGAACATCTCGCAGCAGCAGCAGGTCATGCGTGTCGAAAGCCTGGAAGATACGCTCTACACTATGAAGAAGGACCAGTGCATCGCTCAGAGCACAGGGAATCTGCAGGCTGCTCAGACTCAGGATCAGCGTATTCGGGATAAGCTCGTTGCCTATAAGCAAGTGTCGGGCGGGCAGCGATACGAGCTGCCGCCCTGCGAGTTGTTCGTCAGCCGTAAATAAGGCGGCGTGATTACGCGCCGCTCCATGACAACGAAACCGACCATCGCCATAAAGGCGAAGTCATGCGTCGTAACGATGCTGCCATAGCCGAACATGGCGCACAGGATCATCAGGACCATTGCCACGGCCAGATGATTATTTTCACGCATTGCCCTTGCTGCCGCAGCTATGAAGGCAGCAAAGCAGAGCAACGTGACCAAACCGAGCCTTGCGAGCATTCCCGTCAGGAATGCTTCGCTGCCGGAAGTGGCTATAGCCAGCCCCCCATCTGAAATCTTGTCAAAATCGAACGTGCCTATCCCGAACAGCGGTGAAGAGGAAAAGGCAGTCCAATGCTGCGCCCAAATCCATAGGCGCCCCACAGACTTCGCCGCGTCAGTCTCAGACTGAGCCCCGTTGGTGGAGTGCGTCAGCAGCTCGTTCGCGAACGAGCTGGACCCCGACAGGACGACCAGGACGGAGCTAAACACTACGGCGCAGAAGAACGCGGTCAGTAGGCTCATGAACAGTCCCCAGCGCATAACGCTGCCCCGGAACATCCTGCGGTCGGCGAGCCAGATATAGGAAAACCCAAGGGCCGTCGCGATGATCGCCGAGCGCGTGCCCGATAGCACCAGAAAATAAGCAGCTACCAAGATCGTTGTCTTGCGGAGAAATGCGGTCTGATCGTTCACATTAGCCAAAAGCAACACACCAGCGAAAAAGGCGCTGGACGGAACGAACTGAAACATTGCAATGCGCCATGGCAGCTCTTCGTCCAACGACGCTCCTGGCCACACACCATAGTCTGATAGGTGGACGATATTCAGAAGTGCCATGATCGGTATCGAGATCAGCGCCAGCGTGTTCAGCAGTGTCAAACTGATGGTCGGGCGCCACTCCATGAGGATGTAGAGTGGGATGCAGAAACCCACCAGAAACTTCAATGTGGAAGTGTCCATTCGCGCCAGTGATACAGCCACGCTGATGATAAAGAATAGTCCCAACAAAACGCTTGGCGCCGTTCCATATTGGAGGCGACCGAGACACACCAGCGTCGTCGCGACTGAAAAAATCATCACCGGTAGCGTATAGGCCGCGTAGAGGAACGTGCTTTGATCAGCGCCAGAACTTTCGCTGGCCGTGCCGCCTATCGGCAGAATTGTCATCAGCCAAAACAGGGCTAACAAAGCATTCCACACAACGCACCATGCGCGTTGATGGGGGAATACCACATATTTAATGCTCAAGCCGCGAGCGCTCATGCGCCACCCATTGCAGATTTGGTTATGGTTTTCCACCCCCTTAACAAGCCATCCAGACCGCCGACCCTTAACGGGTTGGCGGTTTTTCCGCTTTTTGGTCGATTTACCGGTTTCCGCATCTGCACATTTTGTGCTGTCAAGTGCCGAATCACCCTTCCCATATGCCATGGGATGGGATCATGATGTACGTGCTACGCACCCAAAGGGGCGGGGGCTGAACCGGGAGGGCATACATGACAATTGTCACGCCAGCGAAGGAGCGCATCTCAGGCATCTTACTGGAAGGCCATCGAATTAGTTGTCACAACGATAGTTGTAATCACTGCACGAACTTTTTCCCAGATACCAAACATCTCCCTACCGATGTAGTAGCGAACAAGTTTCGCGAGCGTGGTTGGGAGGTGAACTCCAACGGCAAAGACTTCTGTCCCAACTGTCGTATAAAGAAGCGTGAAAAGAAGGCCCCCAAGGTGGGCCAAGCAGGCGCCGCCGAAGCATCGATCCGCGCTCTTCGCGAAGTTCAATACGCCAACGCCAAGAACGCCCGCCAGTTGATTTCGGGTGTCGGCTTGATCGCCACAGACATCATCCAGCTCGAACACAAGCACACGCGCTTCAAGATCACGTTCCGTGGCATGAGATCGGTGCCGATAGGCCGCATCGCTTCGGCTGAAGGCGAACTGGTGGAAGTAATGAATGGCGCCTTGGTCGAGAGCAGCCTCAAATTCGAGATGACGCAGCGCGAAGACAATGGCTCTTTCATTTTCGATCCGGTCGTCCATTGGTACATCACGCTCGACATCCAGAAGAAGAACGCGGATGTCGTTACCCTTCGTCCCCGCGTGGTCGCTGCTGAATGAAGAAGAGGGCAGCAGTGCCGCATCCTGACGATGTGGCGTTGGGCGCCCGCATCAAACAGGTGAGGAAGTTGGCCCGCATCTCTCAGACCGTGGTCGCTCGCGAGTCAGGCATCACGTACCAGCAGCTTCAGAAGTACGAGCGCGGTGAAAATGGCGTCCGCTACTCGCGCCTACGTGAGATCAGCGAGGCGTTGGGCATGGATGTGATCGCGTTGATAGAACCGCTCGTCAGGCCGAAGTAACTCGCGTCTTTATGAGGGCGTCGATCCTGGCCAGGATGACGACGCGCCACTTACTGTCCCGCGATCTCTCGATGAGGGGCCGCAACTCCTTCAGGAGCATGATTGCTTCCGGTGCGCTCGGCACGACGGCAACCTCAATCCCTTCCTCTCGCTCGACGGGCTTTTGCGCCCTGATGCGTTCGCCAATGCGTTCGCACCACCGGATCGCGTATTTGACCTGAAGTGGGCCTTGGCGGTCGTACTGGCTCTTGCGGGACTTGCGCAAAGTCGCCTGCAGCTCAACCACCGCTCTGTCAGCGATGGCCGCGCACTGTTCGATGATCTCGTTGTCCGCAGCCAACCTAAGCCCCCGAATCGTGTCGAATCAGGTGCTTAGGATGATGGGTGTACAGAGAGCTTGTCTAGGCCTTGGCGATGGCAGCTTTGGTGCGCGCCACGGCGTCACGGTTGAAGAACTTATTCAGGTCTTCCAGGTCCAAGAAGAAGTCGGCCTGACGGCGCAGATCGTCGGCGCAGACTTTGTTCTTTGAGCGCAGCGTCGAGACCACCGTCACGCGCTTGCCCATGTCCTGCAGACGTTCAATCAGGAAGGAGAAGTCGCCGTCGCCGGAGAACAGGACAAGGTGATCGACGTGCTGGGCGATCCCTATCATATAGACCGTGATCTCGACATCCATATTACCCTTCAGATGATAGGTGCCAGCACTGTGGTTCGATTGCGTCTTGAGCGGCTTGGAGATCACCGAGTACCCATTCGAGCGAAGCCAGGACGCCAGCTTCACAACGGGATCGCCGCCTTCGTCACGAAGCGCGGTGAAATAATACGGTCGCATCAACAGGCTTTGCTTGGCGAAATAGCCACTGATCAAGCCGAAGTCCAAATCCCATCCCAGCTCCTTCATCGTGTGATAGAGGTTCGCACCATCGATAAATACAGCAGTGCGTTCTGTGGGATAAAAGCTCACGAATATAATCTCCCGGTATGGTTGTATGTATGCGGATCAGTTTGCACTTGCGGAATCGTAAAGGAAACCCCCTGGAAGCCCCGAATCGGTCGTGACTCTTTTTCCTTGATGTGCGTATCCTGCACATCGAACCAGGGAGGGGTGATGACAAAATCAATTATTCTAGGCTGCAAAGCCAAGGACAGAGTGAGTGGCTTTTCCGGGATCGTGACTTCTCATCACGAGGAGTTCACAGGGATGATCCAATGGGGCATCACCCCGCCTGTCGATAAGAAGAAGCCTGGGGAAGCGCCCGATGGCCTCACTTTCGATCATGAGCAGGTTGCCTATGTCGGCGTCGGTCTGAACGTCAAGCCGAAGAAGTTCCCGCAGATGGGATTCAAGCTGGGCGATGAGGTAGAAGATCGCGTCAGCGGTTATCGCGGCATCGCCACTTTCCGCAGCGACTTCATGAATGGTTGCACCAATGTCAGCGTCCAAGCCAAGATCAAGCCGGGCGACGAGTTCAAGAAGGGAAAGGGATTTCCCCTTCAGTCCCTGAAGCGCGTAGGCGCTGGCATCAACGATCCCAAGGAAGCCCCCATCACCCCGGCGCCCAAGGGCGGTCCGTCGCAGAAAGTGAGTGAGTTCTAATGCCGAAACTGAACCAAATTCTGGCCGTCGAGAAAGGGATAAAATCCCGCGTCTATGGTCAAATTACAGAGATCAACAAGATCGTGCAGAAGGCCGAGTTGTTCAACGGCTTTTCCAAGACCTACGAGGCCAAGGATGACGCCGATGAGAAGCTGCCTGCGGAGAGCAAGCGTGTTCAGTATTCTGTCAAGGAGCAGCTTCGCGCTGTGGAGAGACTGACGACTGAGCTGATGGACGTGACCGCCCGCAAGGACTTCACCAATTGTGTCGCCAAGGCGCCGGTCGTGGTCGATGGAAAGGAATTGCTGCCGCCCACTCCGGTCAGCTACCTGCTTTTCTTGGAGAAGCAGTTGACCGATTTCCACACTCTGGCCAAAAACTTGCCGGTGCTGGATGAGGCTGAAACGTGGACGCTGGACGAGAACTCCGGCCTCATGAAAACGGCTGGCACGCAGACTCACCGCACCAAGAAGGTGTCCAAAGTCATCACACTTGTTCAGCCGACCGTTGAGCATCCTGGCCAAGCCCAGATGGTGGCCGAAGACGTGATCGCGGGCTTCTGGACGCAGCTCAAGCAGAGCGGCGCGATGCCGAAGCCTGCGAAACAAGCGCTGCTCGACAAGATCGAGAAGCTGAGCGACGCTGTGAAGGTCGCCCGCGAGGCCGCGAACGTGCAGGAAGTCGTGCCTGACGTGCCGTTGGTCGGCAAAGCTATTTTTGGTTTTCTCTTGGGAGAATGAAGGAGCAAGCTCAAGCTTGTGGTGAAACTGAGATAAGAGCGTGAAGGTTCGACTCCTTCTGGGGCCACCACTGCGGCCCCCATGCCGGAACGGTAGACGGGACGCGTAAGCGTTGCTCTCAATCAACTTCAGTCTATTCGCCCCAATCTGAGTATTGCCGCGCCGATCTTATCAAGGTGTGCAGCAAATTTCCTGTTGGTCGCTGGTTCGATTCCAGCCGCCCCCGCCATCTTATGGGGACGTAGCTCAGCGGTAGAGCGGCAGTCTAAATCTGAAGCTGCATATTAAACGCCGAAGATTGGGAGAAGTCGCGGAAGTCAACGCTGGGGTTGCATTCAGGATGCTTGTTCCCAGCAACAGGAAAGGCCAGGTGTCTCCGGCTACGAGGCATCTGGCCGCCTGCTTTTCTGGAGAAAGAGATGCCGGACGAAGACGACAAGAGTCCATCAGTGGTAATCATGCCTACAGCACAGGCACAGATTGACGCCGATCCCCAACTGGCGAAGGCAATGCAAGGCTTTCGCGAAGCTGCGCTCAATGCCATGCAGGGTGTGAAGGACGGTCGGTATAGAACGTTCGAAGAGGGGATGGAGGCTTTGACTGGTCACAAGCCAGAGCCGGTCGTGCCGCGATACCAAGTTCGCTTCGGTTATTACATGTGTGTTGGACCAGACCCCGCAGGGGGTGATTTGCTGATGGCAATCATCAGCGATGGCAATCCGAAAGAGGGGCATAGCCCCATCGAAATCCTTGATGTGGATCGATTCCGCACCAAGGAAGAGGCCGACAAGTGGTTCGAGACGCAGTGTATCTTGGAGCCGTGGGCTGATACGGAAGACTAGGGTTCCGCGAAAACTCCGTTCATGATATAGGCGCCAATAGCGCTGATCTGGCAGGTGGGGGTATCGGTAATGAGTGAGAATCGCTGGAGCGGCTGGCCCGGTGCTTGGTGCCTAGATTGTGGGTGTGAAGACCCGCGCGAGATTGCGCTGGCGACTGCAGATGTAGACACACAGACCATCGCGCATATTTCAATTCCGCCATGCCCTGAACCGGGCAGCAGGCGGCACGATCCATACGCAGTACGTCAAAACGAAACCACCAAGTAAGCGAGGGGCATAAATGGATTTTGACATCACCCAATACAATCCGAAGTGCCCGAAGTGCGGCGATGAATTTGGCGTGGCCGAAATCCGGCCATACTGCAACGAGTGCGAATGCTGCTTCTGCTCGCTGACCTGCCGTGCCGAGTTTCACAATGACCTGTGCCACGACTTTGATAAGCCGCTGGCGGAATAACGGAGCGAAAATGCACTTCGATTTTAGACCGTTTCTGTTCCTTATTGGCGTGGCCTGCATCGTGTTGTCGTTCTCTAACTTGCACTGGAAATAGGAGGGACAAGATGCAGCTTTTCTACAACGTGATGTTGGGGCTTGGCGGGCTGGTGTTGGCTGGCGTCGGCATTCTGTTTCTGTGCGGCGGGGTGCATATCGCGCTCCTCGCCTTTGAACGCCCGATTTGAGGAGCGCCTAGATGGACAACATCATCCGCCTGCACAAAACCAGCGCCGAGAAGGTGATCGAGAACCTTCCCGCGCCTGATGACTTGCAGGAAATCGTCGTCATCCATCGCAGCGCCAGTCGCGGAACACAGTTCGCCATGTCCGAAATGAAGATCGAGACGCTGGCGTTCTACATCGCCGAGCTACAGCGCGAGTACCACAAGGTTCAGACCGAAGCAGGATTTTGAGAGGAGGCCCAAGAATGACCGATGATCGGTACGAAGCCATCCGCGAGGACTACGCCCGCCAGATCGGGCGAGTCCGTGACGCCTCATTCTTGCAGGGCATGGTTTGCGGCATCCTGATCGCGCTGCTCGCCGCTGCCTTCCTTTTCATCACGCTACGGTAGGGAGCCCCATGTCAGACCCACTAGCCGTCCGCCTTCGTTCCGAACATGCCACCGTCACCGAGCAGTTGCAGGCAGCAAAACTTATCGACTCTCTGGTCGCTGAGAATGAGAAATTGGTCGCAGCACTTGAGATCATAGCCGGGAACAGACCCTGCGCCGACAACTTGATGGGCAACGTGGATATTGCCCGCGCAGCCCTTGGGCAAGATGACCCTAAACTTTCTCAGCGCGTGATGCTCTGCACCTGCGGCGCGGTGCTGGAAAACCCGGCCAAGTATGCCGATCATTGCGCCGCATTCCCGTCCCACTTCGTCAACACATAAACGGAGCCGCTGTGACTACATACCCGCATCCAGCCTGCATATCTGACCCGTGGCGGCGACGGCGGGCAAGTCCGATGTCTGGGAGCCCGAAACCAGGGCGCCTGCCAGCGGGCTTCCCAGAGGCCAGAAATGACTCGCGACGGTGTGCGACGGATGCTACGGCGAAAGCCTGGACGTGGCGCAGACTGGTAGCGCACCGACTTTGGGTGTCGGGGGTCGCGGGTTCAAATCCCGCCGTCCAGACCATTGCCGCACCTTTGCCGCACCTATTTTTGGGTCGGCGGTGGCAGAAACGGGATAAACTCCAAGGTTACATTGGGCTTTTTCTCGAATGGAAAACTGCTTTGGGACCAGTTGCCAAGTGCGCCTCCCGTACTCTAAAATGAGCCTTGTTGCGACGTGGTGCGCCTGAAAACGACAGGTTTTGCTTCGGTAAAACGGTCAATTCATTCGTCTCTTATCATCGCAATGCGTCGCTTGTAGTGGCAGGACATTGCACTAAGTCTCACCCCTCCCGCACCTCCGGCGCACCTTTGGCACTTATTTGAAGAGGTACTGAAATGCGCATCGTTTTGACCGACAAATACATCGACAACGCCAAGTCGAAGGCGAAGCAGACCGACATCTATGACGGGCTGTGTGCTGGACTGATCCTGCGTGTCACCAAGGAGGGCCGGAAGACCTGGAGCTTTCTGTTCACCGATCCCTCCACTGCCAAACGCGCCCGCATGACACTGGGCACCTATCCGGCCACGAGCCTCGTCACTGCCCGCCAGCGCTCGACCGAGGCCAGGGCGCTGGTGGAGGCCCGCAAAGACCCGCGCCAGAATGAAGCCCGGCCAAGCGCCAAGACCATCCGGGAACTGGTCGCCGACCGCCTCCGGCTGGAGGTCACCGGCAAGGTCCGCTCTGCCGACGAGATCAAGCGCATGTACGAGGTGAACATCATCCCGGTGGTTGGTGACGTGCCGGTGCGGGAGTTCCGCATGAGCGATCTGAACCGGGTGATCGACCCCATGGTGGAACGTGGCGCCGGTATCTCAGCCAACCGGTGCTTCGAGGTGCTCCGCGCCCTCTTCAATTTTGGCATCCGTCGCGGCGAGCTGGACTTCAACCCCATGGCCAAGGCCAAGAAGCCTACCGAAGAGGTGGCGCGCTCCCGGTTCTTGACTCGCGAGGAAATTGCCTTGTTCTGGGAGGAGCTGGACTTCGTGCTGGCCGACACGGTTCACATCCCCAGCGTTCTGAAACTGTGCCTGACCACCGGCCAGCGTCTGGGCGAAGTCTGCGGCATGCACCGTGAGGAGCTGGACATGGCCAAGCGTCTCTGGACCATCCCCGCCGCGCGGTCCAAGAACGGCTACGCGCATGTGGTGCCCCTGAGCGATCTGGCCATGACGCTGCTCCGTGAAGCGATGAAGCGTAGCAACCGTGGCTTTGTCTTTCCGAAAAACGATAATGACGAGCCTGTTGATCACCACATCGTGGACAAGGCGGTGGCCCGTGGTTTCAAGCCAACGGAGAAGCAGCCACGGCTGAAGTTCACTATGGAAAAGTGGACCCCTCACGATCTGCGCCGCACCGCCGCCACCCAGATGTCTTTGGAGGAGAACAAGATGTCGATCCCTGACTTCATCATCAGTCAGGTGCTCAACCATCGCAGCGCCACCACCAACAGCATCACCCACCGCGTCTATATCCAGAACAGCTACCTCCCCGAGAAGCGCGAAGCGCTGGAGAAGTGGGGCAACTTCCTGGCCAAGCTGGTGGGTATTGAGATCGAGCAGAAGGAGGCGGCGTGATGACCAAAGACACACCTAGTAATGACGATGTGGGCAACTTCGCCTTACGCCTCGGGTATATCGCCGGGGCGTTCGGCAACCCGAAGATGCGAGCGTATCTGATCGAACGTGGCACGAGCGAGGCCGCTATCGATGAAGCTATCATGGCGCTCGCGCGGGTTGCTGACGAGGCGTTCTATCGTAGGATGGGACAATGACCTACGACATGGACGCCGCCCTCGCCGACATGGCCACGCCCAAGGAGGGCTGGCTCGGCTCCTTCACCACCATGCAGGCGCTGGGAGCTTGGCGCAACGGCACCCGCATCGTGAAGATCGAGTCCGAGAATGGAGACGCCAATCGCGTTGGCATGCTGGGCAAGGTGCTCGGGTCCATCCACGAAAAGGAGAAGGGCCTCGCCTACTTCGTGGAGTGGGACAGCACGCCCAAGGTGGCTGTGCTGGTGGTCGCTTGGAAGATTACGGCGGTGAACTGATGACCCTCACAAAAT